GACAAGTCCACGATACAATCAATAATCTTGGAGTTCGCTGGAATAACCATGTCGGTTGCGCCTGCTGCAATCGCTCCACCGGAAAGATCCATTGTGTGTGTTTGCATCATTACAACGTAGCCTACGTTAGCGATGTTCTCGCCTACAGTGGTTCCTGTTGTATTTCGAATGTTCCCTGCCCGGATTGGGCCTGAAAAAGTTGAGTTAGCCATGAAGATCTCCTGTCTTGGCAAATGTCAGCCGCACCATGCGACTGTCAGGGATACCAGAACAATACATGACATTTGAACAAAAAGAAAGGGGCTACCGAAGTAGCCCCAGTCTAACCGGGAGGAGGTATGAAAAGTACCTACCTCAGTAACATAGCACAGTTTAGGCTCCGGGGGAACCGTAAACACAACGTGGGTCTGAGAACCCAAAGCTGTAGCGCTCACGAGCTTTGAACCGCATGTTTCCGGTATCAAAGTCGGCTTCCATGTTTGTTGACAAAGCAGAACGCTCAAAGTGGATCATACCACGAGGTGCGTCAGTCATAACAAAGAAGTGATCCGGGTCAGTGAAGAAGTCGTTGACGGCATAGCCTTCAGGCAACATTCCCATAGACCGGATTGCGTTTGTGTCGTTGTCCGCTGTACCTACGCGTAAGTTTGAAACCATCAAACGCTCTGCAACGAATTGCAGTTGACGTGGGATAAGAAGTTTCGTGCCGCGTAGAGCAACTTTCAAACCGCGCTCATCAACAAAACCAGCGATATTGATAAGGGCATCTTCCAGAGATGTCTCGTTCAAATCTGCTGCTGTTGCTGGAGTGTTGGCAAACGTACCACCGTTAGTAAGAGGGTGGTTAGTTGCACACAATGCAACGCCGTCACCGCCTGCGTTCGCACCACCTGTAAAGGCGTTGTTGAGAACCGCAGCAGCTTTAACCTGCTTTGTGTGTGCCATTGAGCGAGCCAACGCACGAGTGTAACGCGAACCAAGACGATCATACAGATTGTCTTCGATAGCTTCCTCTGTTATAGAGAAGGCCAACGCGATAGTTTCGTGGTTGTAACGAGCAGTGTATGCTTCGTTAGCGTCGTCAAAGTTGACCGCAGAACCTTCCGATTTGGTTGGTGCCGCTCCGAACCCACTCAACATCACTTCCTCTTCGAATGCTCGATCAGAAGATTCTGTTGTGTAGATCTCTGCGTGTTGGTTTTCGTACCTGCTGTACTCCATACCAAACAACGCATTGAGGCCCGGTTCTAGCTCTTTCGCTAGTTGTGCGCGAGAAATAGCCATTCTTTAGACCCCCTATACGCCAGTAGTTGACGGAGTACCAGCAACAATCGCGCCATTGGCGGAATTGAAACTGTTATTCAGTCGAACGATTAACGGGATGCCAGCAGCAGTGAAATCGCTGTTCTCCGGATCGTCTTGGATACCGACGATACGAAGTTGCAATGCTGCGGTGGCGGCGATTGTGCCGACAGCTAACTTAGCGGACGAGATACCTGTGGCTGTTACGCCAGATGTAGCTGTTCCAAAGTTTGCATTTGCAAACACATGACCGCGAGCAGTTGCTTCACTGGTTAATGAAGCGTCTGATGCGATAATAAATGTCTGCATTGGGTTGTCATACACGAAGGCTACGACGGGATGATTAGAATCCGCGCCAGAACCGGGCCAGTGATTTGAGAAAATCTTTTCACCAGTGGTAGACGAAACGTATTCGCAACCCCAGAAAACACCTAATAAACCTACGGTTCCACCAGCAGCCGCGCCAACAATATCAATAAAGCCTGTTGACAGCGGAATTACGGGAGAACCTTGGTAAATCGCGTTTGTGTTCCCATAGGCGATGCGATACTCGGTCATACCAGTGGTGTTTGTAGCCTGACCGACTACACCAATCGGACGAAGTCCGAAGGCACCGTTAGTATTTGCCATAGTAGCAATCCTTCTATAAGTTAATCGGAGTCTCTACGAGATCCCCCGAATGATACACGACTACGCCTATCGTTACTGATAGGCATGGAAGGATGTGACTCCTTCATAAGATCCTGATCAACGGCAGTCATTTGTTCGCGGGTTCTGCCCCCGTAATATGCAGTTCTTTCTGCTACTGTTTCTTCAGGTATACGGCACAACATCAGTCCGCCTTGACCAATCACTCCCTCATAACGACCATCGTCAATAGTCGGGGCTTCATAATCAGGATACTCATCTTTACGGACGGGTTCCCATCCTTCTCGCAGCTTGGCGTTGACATTCATTTTGTCTTCTTCGCCGCGCATTGAAACGCGTATCCAGCGATGCACATACCCATCTGGTGGAGTAGGTGCCTCAAGGTGACTGGGCGGTGCCCATGGTTTTCTGCGCGATTCTGTTTCTCGCGTGTTATTTTTGCGGGGTGTTCTGTCAGCCATGATCTCAATCCTTTACAAATTTAGCGTATTCTTCAAGTGGAACGCCAAGCGACTTTGAAATCGCAACTTGAGAAGGCGTCAGTTTCACCGACCTGCGCCCCGATTTAGTGCTGCGGGATGCGGAAGAAGCAGCGGATGCGACCTGACTTCTTTCCCCCGTTTTCTTAGCCGTCTGAAACTTGTGTGGAAACTCCACACGCAACCGACGATCTATTTCAGTATAATACTCATCGCTCCCCGGGTCAAACCCTTCGTCTTCAATAAGCGTAGCGTGAATAGCATACGTTGCAGAAGTGAGCATTCGATCACTCCCAAACCATTCGTTTTTCTGCGCCCAAGCCTCGGCTTTAGGGTCTGGTTTTGGAGGAGGAGGGGGAGCGGCGACGGGAGCAGCTTGCTGCTGGACAGGTTGTTTTGCCTCACGCTCTACCCGGGCTTTAGCCTGCCTATGACGCTCCATTTCAGAGTTTAACCGAGAAAGTTTTTCTTGAGCCTCCAGTTGCTTATCACTGTCGCCTCGATCCGCAGCATCTTTGTAAGCTATTTTTGCTGCGTTCATTTCGATGCTAAGACGGTTTCCGTACTCTTGAACATAACCTCGGTCCAAAAGTTTTAAACGGTCCTTCATCTTTTTGTTTTCTTCCATTAACTGAGAAGTCAGGCGGAGCGCTTCCTGTTTATCGCGCTCTTCCTTACGGTACTTATCTGTTAATTTCTTGATCCGATTCTGAACGTTTTTACTGTAATCGGTAAGCTCTTCGTCAGAACCTGTGTTTTCAGATTCCTCTTCCACAATTACTTCCGGTTGATTCTCTGCCGATTCAGCGGATTGGGACTCCTCTTCTGGAGCCTCGTCCTCAATGACTACCTCAATCTCTTCTTCAATTTCTTCAGACGTGTTTGACATCATCAGGCTCCAGTATTGTTGCAATCACCTCGTCATCGTTAATAATGCGAACTTCTCCCCCATCGATCTTAAATCGGGAACCAGAATATCGACCAATGCAAACCCACTGCCCCTCTTCACACCAAGCAGAGCCATACTTTTTATCGCTATACGCCAATGGCCCCAGTTTAAGAACGTATGCTACAACTGTAGCAACAGTTTCTCTTTCTCGAACCTCGTCGGGAAGGTGCAATCCACCTTTTGTTTTAATTGTTCCTTGATACGGCATTACCAAAATGCGCCACCCTGTGGGCTGGGGTAATCGATCAAGAAGGGATTTATCAAGAAGCGAAGGCTCTAGCACTCGATCTTGAGTATCTACATACGCGCTACCAACTTCGGAAGAAGCAGACGATGAGTCCACCTTTTCTTTGTTCATTTTCTGCGCGACGTGATCAGGAAGATATAATGTCTTCGACATCGTCAGCGTTGTTCTCCAGCAGGGACTTTATTTCTTCTCTGGCAAAAGAGAGTCCCCGTACCTCTCCCACCATCATCTTATAAGTCTCCCAGTCTTTGGCAGACCCGTTAACTAATGAACGCCCAATATCGTTTTCACGCTCTCTCAACAACCTATACACATGTTTTGCAAAGTCAACAACATCCACTATAGATTATCCTTGTATTCCTCTTGTGAATCAGATGTGATCGGACCACCTTCTACCCACTCGCTACATGTGTTTTCACTCATACATGAAAACTTTAGCAATTGGCAATACCCAAGATTTCCAGAGTCGTCTCCAATGCAAGCAAGCATGTCCTCTGTTTGATTATACATCCCACAGTTTCCGCACTCGGCATCCGTCATCGCATCGCCGTACTCATACTCCGCAATCGCAATGTCTTTGTTTTCTTGATTTAAGTCTTCATCTTGCGTTGGGAGAGGACAACTTTTACCGTCGTCATCGCTTTCCATTTTATCTACGGGCATCCCGTCAGGAAGCACACTGATCATAATTGTTGTCATTAGTAACACTTCCCACGTTTAGGGTTATCACGGACATCGGCAGCGCGGACTTCGCCACCTGATCTAAAGCTGCCCTCAAAGTTCTCAAGAGTTCCCTTACCATTTTTACGGGTACTTAACATAGGGGGCAGCATTCTATCGGGCGGCGGTTTCCCAACAGGAAGTTTTTTGGTGCCTAATTTTTTAGACATATTTCTTTTGTAAGGCATTTGAAATGTTTTAGTGCCACCCATCGAAGTGGGCATATCCGGATCGTTGGGTATCTTTGGGGTCTTAGGAGCGACCGTACCACCGCGTCTATATTTTTCCGTATCCATGTCTTCAAAGATCTCCGGATTCTTACGCAGAAGTTTTTCTACCTCTTGCGACATAAATTGTTGTTTGCCAGCGTTTGGACTTTTAGTGCCGCCCATAGCCTCATACGCAGACTCGCCTTCCATAAAACGACGTAGTTGTTCTTTCGTAAACGACTTCTTTTTCTTCTTAGCCATCTAAAAGCTCCAGTGCTTTTTCAAGAGTTTCCTTGTTGCGACGAGACCAACCTCTACCATACACCTTATAATCGTTTAAAGATCGATAAAACCCTTCCCGACCGTCATAGTATTTATGCAGAATATCCTTGGGATCAAAGTCGTGTACCATTGACAGTGTTTTAGGTCCAATAGCTCCATCCGCAGTCGCACCAACAACACGCTGTAGTATCTTGGCGGCTCGTCCCGGCCCCGCATTCACACAAAGATCTGCCACCGAAACATCGCAGCCAGAAGGCAGATCATCGGCCTTAACAGCATCCCAGTAGTTTTTCTTGTACAGAGGCTTTACATCTTCTTTCGTCAGCTTCCGCATAACCTCTTTTGGTGCAGGCTTGCCAGTGTATCGCGCCCAGTTGTACGCCGTAACCCCCAACATGGTGCTACCCTCATTACCGTGACCATCACCTTTTTTGTTTCCAGAATCCCTAGTGTCATCAGTGAATCCGCCTTCGTGATGAATCAGCATTTCAAAAAACGCTTCCCAATTCTTTTTCATGTCACTTCCTTTTAAAAAAGGCTTGCGCCCCGCGCACACCGAAACTCGCGCTTATTGCAATTCCAAGGCTGTAAAAATACCAGTCCGGGGCCTTATTAAGCTGCTGAAAGCCACGGTCAACCCAACCTTCTGCACCCGGAATCCAACATAAAATCAATGGGATAGACAGAATTACTACGAACCATTCGTCCTTCCAGCTTGATTTTGCGCCCTCTGCCATGATGCGTTCCCAGTCAGCAACGCTTGTCTTTTCGGACAATAATATCTGGGCTTTCGCCTTCGCCTCAGTTAGCTTTAGCTCCGCAGCAGCAGCGTTCTTATCGGCTTTGCCTTGTAACCAAGAGCCTGCAAGGTTTGCTATCGGCCCTAATGCAGCGGTAAAGATACTCATTTCTCAGACCCCAGCCACACCGCGAAGGCTCCTGTAAGGGCCCCAGAACATATTGATATCATTGCACTTTGTTGTGTTGACAAGTCGTCAAGACTCATCCCCCACTCCAAAACACGAATGTACATTATTGTCATGACCAACATCATTAGACGTGGCATAATCTTCCAAGCAAGAATTTTTTCCATGGCCTACCCGTTTGCTAGTTTGTCCGCAGTATATATCATAAGTGCAAATCCGCCAAGAAAAACGACAACCCCCATCGTCAACGAGAGCCCCCAAAACAACCTGTCCCTAGCCGCAGCCTTCGCCTCTAATTCGTCTTTCTGGCGTCTTCTAGCTTCAGCTTGCTCTCGAACAACCAAGTCCCACATGCCCGGTGGACCGTACAACATACACGTTTCTCTTAATAAATTCTGAGCTTCTTTGTGGGCCATCTTCGCCTGTGCTATGGCAAAGCCTTCTTCTTCGCTGGAAGTTAGTCTTCCCAGCGGCCCTTTGTGCTTGCCCTTTTCAGCAAGATTAATATCGGCTTCTAACTTAGCAAGTTTTCCAAAATGCGGCATAAGACTGTTCATATCTTTACCAGCTTGAACAGCCGAACTAATTCCGCCAGCTATCTTGGTAACCGCACCAGCTAAAGCTAACACTTCAATCATAACTAAAACACCCCGACAAACCTCTGGGGTCGGGATATCGGACTAAACCTTTTATTAACCGTACCGCCAGAAGAATATTTACGTTTACCCGCTTTGCTTAAAGCAATAGCAACCGCCTGTTTTTGCGGTTTTCCAGCAGCCATTTCTGTCTTAATGTTTTGACTGACAACACCTTGTGATTTGCCTGATTTTAAGGGCATTATCCCCTCCGTTGCATCGCCATCTGCTGAATTTCAGCATTGACTGCTATCCGCTCTCTGTTGACCGCATTGCGGTCATCGGCAATCTCTTCCTGCAAGTCCATGCGAGCGTTGTCTAAACGATCACGCTGCTCGATCTTGTTCATCTCTAGCTCAAGTTTAGCAGCGTCATTCACCGCATCCTGACCTTGTTTCTGCTTCCGTAGCTCTAGTTCCTGCATCCGAATAGCTACTAACGGATCAGGCTCGTTCGGATTCTCAGGCATCAAACGAGCTAATACGTCCGCCATGATCTTCTGTTGGTATAGTACAACTAGGTTTTCAACTTCCTGCTGATTTTGCAAGTCTTGTTGTAATTGTTTTTCATACTCCAACACTGACCCTTGGCTGACCGCTCCTACATTCGCCATCATCTTAGCCCCACTTAACGCTTGCTTGACCTCGTCCATAGCCTGCTTCTTCGCAAGCATACTGACATGCTCCTGAATGTGAGACATAAACGATCCCATGATCTGTGGAGACGTTGCCACAATAGGCGTCTTCATAAACATAATGTGGATCTCAATGTGTACTTCGTGGTTCTGCTCTGGAAATGCCCGTAGAATTTCGCCCATAAGAGCTTTGGCATTCTCCATGGCGGGATCCATCGGTTGAGGTTCTTGGGGTGGGGGCAAGATCTCATCAATGTTCTGGACCTCAAGCGCTTGGTACATCCTACGATATGCAGCGTGAAGATTGTGCATCTGTGGATTAGACTGAGCCAGTTGGAGTTGAGTCTGAGCCAGCGTAACGCGTTGCGCCATGGAGAATATGTTGGGATCACTAACTGGCAAGACATCAATCTTGTCGTCGAAATCCTGTTGCTTAATCGCAGCCGAACCACCCGCAACCTCATACGGATATTCAGGGGGCATGTTTTCTTTGAAAATACGGGCTAGTAAACGAAACTCATTCTTCTGCGAATAGTGCAGACGTTTGTGGATAGCGGACATAACCTTCATGCCACGCTCCAACATAGCCACCGTCGTGCCCACAGGAGTGTCCGCGCTCATGTTATTGACTTGCTGATCAGCGATAGAAATGAACCTACGTCCATCCTCAATCAAACCACCCAGCAGTTGCGCCAAAGTCCCCGAGGGTTCTTTGTATGGCAACGGGATTAATGAGTCCCGTATGTTGCCACCGGGCGCATCTATGTCCCGCCATTCCCCGGGTTGCAAAGGCTCGTCATCGTTTCGAACCCGAACCCCTCTCGCCTTGAATCCTGCTGGGAGATTCGCCAAAGTTCCCGCATCAATAAGTTGACGTAGAATACTTGTAGCGGCACGACCAAGGCCCCCTATCATGTGGATCAAACCAAAACCGTAAAACCCTAGACCCGGAAGAAACTTGTAATGTACAAAATACGGACGCTTCTTACGAAGCGGATCCATCTCTGCATAGTTCCTGCGGATAGCTAAGATCTGATTACTGTCTTTGTCTATCGTCACAATGTAAGGGAGCTTGATGCCCGTGGGCTCACCCATGGGATCTGCATCCTCAAAACCCTCAATGTCGAGATCGCAGTGCATCTCTAAAATAGTTCTGATATCGTCTGTATAGCCCCGTGAGATGCCTTGTAGCTTATTTACCTTCTGGTCTACCTCATCCTCGTCTGGGTCTCCAGAGCCCGATAAATCAACGTCCATGTACACGCCAGACACTTGCATCTTACGCACGTCGTTGTCTGTCATCTTCAAAACATGTGTCACACGAGGAGCCGTCGCCAAATCGGTAGCGGAATACGATACCACTAGATCTTGTGCAGGTAAAAACTCTGCCACAGCGCGACCCTTCAGCGGATCAAAATATACTTTTTTGAAGGTCGAACCAGACAAAGGAAGGTAAAACAGCATCTGATCCATGCCCGGATCGTACTCTTCCATCTCTTCCATAATCTGGTAGTTCATATAATGCTTAACGCGCTGGGCCTGATCCTCGCGCTTTTGGTCCTGCAAACCAATAACTTGAGTGCGAACTGGGCCACCCGCAGGCAACATTTCCTTGTACGCCTGCGCTTGGAACTGTGTAACGCTTTCGCTAATTAACGGGTGCGTAACCCCACTAGCGCCTTCAAACGGTTGAGACCGCTCTTCAGAGTTGATACCAAGAAGGTCCAAGCCTTTTGTATAAGTTTCTTCCCACTCACTACGAGAGTCGTAATCCTCTTCATAGAGGCCCACAAGCTCGCTACTAATTTCCCCAAGAACGCCATCATCTAAAAACTCCGCAAGGTTAGCGTCGTGATCAATTATCTCAACCTCAACGCCCTGATCTTCCATTTCAGACATGGCTTGCACAATCGCTCCGCCTTGCCCGTCATCAATTACTTCGGCACCCCCAGTGAAATCTACTGGGCTGGGCACGTCTACTTCGACATCCGGAAGACCCTCTGTGTTGTCTAAGTCTAGGCCCGGTACAACCATGTTTGGTGGTAATGCCATCAGTAATACTCCCGTTTACGAGGTGCGTACAAGCTATCCTCTTCCTCTTCTCCCCGCAAAGAAAGAAACCCTCCTTGCCGAAAGCGCATCAATGCTAACGTCATGCTATCACAAAAGTCATCGTGATCGCCATTAGGAAATGAAACTACCTCTTCCACCACCTCGTCCGCAAACTTCTCGTGCATAGGTGCCCACACTATTCCCGCTTCAAACAGCGGAGCGACCATGTGCATTCTCGTTACCTTATCATTTCCCTTGCCCGGTGAAAAGCCCAGCGCTGGAATACCGCGAAGCCGCAACTCGTCAATGAGCGGTGTACCCGTCGCTTTCGCTTCGACCACAACCATGTCTGGCTCCCAGTATTCGTGCTCTTCATAGGCAATCTCCTTTAGTTCAGGGAAATTCCAACGCCCCCTTCGGGCGTCCATAAGTATGATGTTATCAGGGCCACCGTCGTCAGGAGTAAATACTCCCCAAGTGGTTATAGCAGAATAGTCCGCAGTTTCTTTTTTAGAGAACGCTGTGTCGTATGCCTGCACAATATACTTGATCGCGGGTATCTGCTCCCGATCCCAGTCTTGCCACCACTCGCGTTTTACAATCGCACTCTCAGATGCCGTAGGGTTCTGCTGCCACTGAGCGTTCCACTTGCCGACAGGCAAAGAGGCTTTGATGGACAGTAACGCCGATTTCTCCCAAAACTCAGGCCATAACGGTTTATCGCTAGGTAGAATCGCAGGGAACTCCACAACCTCCCACTGATCCGCCATCACATCGCCGCCTTGTGCAGCCATCAAACGACCAGTCAAATCTTTCTTACCCCAGCGCGTCATAACTAAGATAATAGCCCCACCCGGCTGCAAACGCTGTCGAGGACCGGATGTGTACCACTCATACGCGTTATCAAACGCACTTTCACTCAAGGCATCCTGTTCCGAGTGAGGGTCATCAATTATGAAAAGATCCGCACCACGGCCCGTAACAGCCGCGCCAACACCCGCAGCAAAGTATTCACCGCCCTTATCCGTCTGCCACTTACCCGCACCCTTGTTGTCCTCCTTTAAATTCGTGTCTGGAAAGATCTCTTTGTACGCAGGATCGTCGATTAAGTCCCGAACCTTACGACCAAACCTAACCGCAAGCTCCGTGTTGTGCGTAGCCTGAATGATCTTGAGCTTTGGGTTGCGGCCCAAAAACCACGCAGGCATCAAGAAACTAGCAAACTCTGACTTAGAGTGACGCGGGGGCATATTAATTATAAGTCGCTTGAGTTCGCCTCGTGCAACGCGTTCAAGTTTTTCGGAGATCACCCGATGGTGACGACCCTCGATAAAATTTTCATACACATGATGCGCAAACGGCATGAACTTTTCCGACGCTACTTCGCGCAAGTCCAGCTTCTTCTTCGCTTCCGTAAGCGATAGAATTTCTTTTAACGCTTCTTCCGGAAGAGCCTGTAGGTTCATGACATCATATTCTGTGGGCGTCTCTGGTACGGAGTTCCGTACATAAACGGATACATCTGCTGGTCTCTCAGTGCCGCCTCAGTGCCCATAACACCCTGTTGAGCAGGTTGAGGCTGTCCAAAGTTAGGAGGCAACTGTGTAGGCCGCGTCAGCGCCTGTCCCGTGGGTCTAGGCTGCGGTTGGTCTAATGCAGAGGGTAATCGTACAAAAGGAACCTTGCCCGGGGCGGTAGGAGCGGCTGGAGTGGTTGCCGCAGGATCCACACCCACAGCTTCCGCGGACACTGGAGACGGGCTGTCATCTCTATCTCGACTTGGCTCTGGCGGGGGAGGAGGTTGAATTAAATCAGAGCCCAGTCCCTGATAATCCGCCATCCGATCTCCAGAGTACCGAAGAGGATTCCCTGATGCGTCTAACCCTAAAGAACCAACCAACTGGTCGTTTTCGTCGTACACCGGAACATACTGCGCAGCGTCTGCGCCTTTAAACAAATCCGTGCCAAACAAGCCTTTTGTCTCGTAGCTTTCTTGTTGGAGCAGTTGTTCTGCAACCTTGCGGTCTTCCGCAGCACCTAGATACTGCCCTGCTCCATACAACAAACCAGCGCCGGGAATAACCGCTCCCAACAAACCACCAATAACCATGTCCTGTGTGTTAAAGGGGTCATACTGTTTTTGAGACATCGCAGTTAATTCGTCTCGGTTTAAGGATTCTATACCCCCAACATATCCATACTTACGGGCCTCTTGAGCAGCTTGTCCCGGCGTTGTTTTTGGTTGTACCTTTGCCAACTCCGCAGCCCGAGTATCCCCAACAACCTTGCGAGCCTCTTCTTGCGAACTACCACCAGAAGAAGTCCCGAAGTTTCCTGAGTATGTAGATGCTCCAGAGCCTTTACTAGCCATATTTAACGACGCACCAGCTTGGATTTTGTTTGCATCGCTAATCTGTGGATTGGAGGCCATGATCTCCGCAACAGATGTGTTATTCTTTTCAGCGATCTCGCTGAGTGTGTCTCCACTCTGAATTGTATATGCCATTATTTTCTACCTAATCCGCCTATACCCTGATTTATAACAGGTTGAGGCTGTTGTGGGAAGGGTGGTCGTACAACGGGTTGTTGTGGGTTAAATGTCGGCGCTTCAGGCATCTCCATCAAATATGGATCAAAAGGCCCTGCCTGAGTAGGCATTGTGACATATGAGCCCAAAGGACGCCCTGTCGGACCAAAACTTAAAACAGGTTGCCCAAACTGATCCAACTCCACAGCGGGACCACCCGCAATCGGGGTCGCATCGTCCCGAGTAAACGGAGCAAATTGTGGAGCCTGATACACTGGTTGAGTGGTTGGGGGCTGATATGCTGCGGCTGGCTGTTGATATGGCTGCGGTGCCGGGGTGGGCTGTGGTGCCGGGGTGGGCTCGTCTTCTTCCCCACCAATTGGTCCCGCTCCAAACGGCACATATGCCGCCGACCTACGAGCATCCGTTATACGAGCCAACTCCGATTGCTCAAACCGTGTTTGCTGTACCTCGTTCACCAACGCTTGCGCGTTATCCGCCGTGTATCCTCGTGTGACCAAGTCCGCAACCAACGCATCCTCCGCAACGTTCTGGTCTAACTGCGTGTTAACATAAGTTGTGGCCCCTTGAGCAAAGTCTAACTGCGTTTGCGTAAGGTCAAATGCCGACGATACCTCACCTAGCTGCGTTTCAAGCGATGCCGCGTTGGCCTGCTCTTCCGCCAAAGTCTGCTCTAACGCTGCGCGTTGCTCTTCTGTTAGCTGCTGCAACGTTTGACTGTTGCCCAACTGAGACTCCAGTCCCGCGATGTTCTCTTGTGCCGTGGTTAAATTACCCTGCAAAGTTTCCGTAAGCGTCGTGCTCGCCGTTAACTCTGCTTGCGTTTCCGTAAGCTGTTTCTGAACCCCGTCTCGCTCTGTTGTTCGAGAGGCCAACGTATCTGTAAGAGCCGCCACATCATTCTGTGAAGCGGTTAGATCATTTTGTAACGCTAGTTTCTCACCCTCAGTAAGCTCTTGTAACGCAGTAGCATCTGTCAAAGTATTCGTTAGTGATTCCACATTTGCCTGCGCAGTATCTAATTGATTTTCAAGAGTGTTTATCTCCGCGTTAGACGCGTCCAAATTAGTTTGCAGCGTGTTGGCTAACGTTACCGTGTTGCTTAACGTAGTTTTTGTATCGTTCAAACTAACTTGAAGGTTGTCTCTTTCCTTAGTGCGAGCCGACAAACTTTCAGTAAGGGCTCGTGCATTTTCCCGCGCCGTGTCTAAATTAGCCGCAATCGTATCTTTTTCCGTCTGTGTAGCAGTCAACGAGTTGTTAGCTGCCTCCAGTTGACCTTCCAACGCGGTTACTGATTCATTCGCAGTCCCCAACTGCTGGTTCAAACTGCCAATGTCCTGATTAGCTGTGCTTAAATCCGTAGTCAGCGTGGTAATCGCCTCGGCTTGGTTACCAATCGTTGTTTCCTGAGTACCAATTGTAGACTGTGCAGCCGTGAGATCCGCCTGTAACGTGTCACGCTGCCCCTCTAACGTAGTGATATCCGACAGCAGAGACGCGGCCTCCTTTTGGGCGGCATCCAACTGTTCCGCCAACGCAGCTTTCTGCTCCGCCGTTGCCGTCTGAGAGCTTTGCGCGGCCTCCAACTGATTGGATAAAGTCGAAACGTTGTTTGTCGCCGTGGTAAGTTGGCCCTGTAAACTTTCAATCGTAGCGTTCGCGTTATCCACTTCCAACCCCAAGGATGCAATCGACTCGGAACTAGATTCTTGCAGATTAGAAAGGTCACTTTCCGCGGAAGTCAGCTTTTTCTGTAAATCGTTCTTCGCAGACTCCTCTAAACTCAAGGCATCCGATAACGTCTGCACCTCAAGGTTCGCGGCCTTCAACGATTCCTCGGCGGCGGCTAGATCTGCGTCCGATATGGTCTGATTTTCTTTTTGGGACGCAATTTCTTTCTCCAACGCCGTAACATCAGCCATAGTTTCGTTCAGCGTAGTCGTCATACTGCTAATAGTGCTGTTTGCGGTCTGTAGTTGCGTATTTAAGTTTTCCGCTAACGCCGCATTGGACCCCGATGCCTCTAATGCAGTGGTCAAATTCGTGTTCGCCGTGCCCAATTCGGTGGTTAAGGTCGCAACCTCCTTGGTTAACGTCTCTTTCTGGGTCGTTAAGTCCGTGACTTGTGTGTTAGCCGCAGTTAGTTGTGCAGTAGCTGTTTCTAATTGTGTGTTACTTGAGGTCAGGGCATTCTGAAGGTCGTCTAGCTCCTTTGTCCGAGCGTCCAACGTACCCTGTAGACTATCCCGCTCGCCTATCGCCGTGCTTAAATCGGTATCTAGGTCAGTCTTGGCTTTTTCCAAAGCCGTGATTTCCGAGTTTAGGTCCGTAATCGTCTTTGCGCTAGTCTCTGCATTAGCCGAAGCCGTGTCTAACTCGCTCTGTTTGGCTAATACAGCGTCTTCCGCAGCTTTAACATCTGATTCTAGCCCCGTAATCTCGTCGTTTTTAAACGTAATGTCGTCATTTAGCTTTGTAACCACATCATTCGCCGCTGTAGACGCAGCTTCCGCAGTCGCTACTTCGGTATTCAAATCAGTAATCGTAGTGTTTAAGGTCGAAACCTTATCATTCGCAGCATCAAGGCTCGCTTGTAGATCCGTAATCGTGGTATTAGCTGACTCAAGGTCCGAGGTCAGAGATGTAACGGTCTGTTCCGCAGTCGCACGGGCCCCGGTCTCCGCTTCAAGCGCTGTTTGCGTCTCCCCAAGCGTCTTTTCTACACCCGCAAGCTCCTCTTTCTTAGCAGAAAGCTCCCCGCTTAACTGTTCCTGCTTGGCAATCGCCGTAGACGCAGCCTCCGAGTCCAAATCACGGTTGCTTGTCATCTCGATTAAGTCTGCTTCAACCGCTGATAGCTCGTTCGTTAGGGATGTAACCTCAGATTGCAACGAAGTCTGACTAGCCGTTAAATCCTGTACCTCTTTAATCTGATCCGCAAACATCGCGTCGTTGTATACAGACAAATCAGAGTCCAAATACTCAGCGTAATTACCAAGATCCTGCATCGAAACGTCAAAGTCTGCTTCCGCCTTGAGCATCGTATCCAGATCTATGTAACCCTTGGTCAAGTAATCGCCCAGAAGACGCTTCTCCCATGCCGCATCCGAAGCCGTGATCTGCTGGTAGTGCTCGTTAATCTCAAACGGACTGACCCCAAACTCCTGCTCAACCTGCTTCGCCAAGTCCATGTCAATCGAACCAGTCAGATAAAACGCCTCATCCAACTGCGTCTTCCACTCAGGCTTCGTAGCCACAACCGTCTCTTCAGTCGTGGTCTCAGGATCAGTAACACTGTACACAGACGAATTGTCCGCAACGTAAACCTTACCACTGTCGTTATCTATAACTCCGTCGTACCCAGATTCCGCAACCTTCTGTACATCCGCACCAGTCAACGTAACATTGCCGTTCTGCTGAAACTCGCTGATCAACGCATCTGCCCGACTAGATCCAAGAACCTCGGTCAACGTCTCTTTGCCCTTGGGCGTTCCAATGCTCTCAATCGTAAACGGGTTCTTTACGTTTAAGTATACAGGGAGCGCGTCCGGGCTCGGGGCCGTCGCAGAAAACATGTTGTTCGCCGGGTTGCCGTACATAATAGCTGGATCACCAGCACCAGTCTTAACCACCGTGTCCTGAAACGCACTGTTCGCAGCCAAACCCTCAATGGTCATCTGCGCAGGGCCTATAAAGTCCCCCTCCACCGTATTCGTAGTAGAAATCCCACTAAAGTTTTCAGCAATCTGATCTACAGTGTAACCTTGATCCAAAAGCGTTTGAACCTGCTCTCGACTAATCATGCCTTTGGAAACACTTCCATCCGTGGCTATAATTGTGTCCGCTTCCGCCTTAGTTAAACCCGCGTCTTGTAGTGCCGCGGAACCTACGGTTACGCCCGTGCCTATAGTGGAACCGACAAATAAACCCATTATGGCAGCTTCGGAAACACCCTCCGTAAGACCACGTTCCGGATCATAAATCCCTTTAGCAATTACGTTGTTGCCAAACGCCGTAAATGCCTCTTGAGCCGCTTCCACGCCCCCGTCCAAAGCTATGTTTAATATTTTGTTTCTTACTTGAGGTGGTAATGCGTTTAAGATTCGAGCAACCGGAGCCGCCTCCGTCGCTCCAAGGAACCCCCCTAACACATATGAAGTAGCTGCTTCCTCTTGAGTCGCACCATTTTTAATAGCGTCTTTGTACATCGCCGTAGAGTTCATTGCAGAACCCATTACCGCAGCAGTACCCGCAGCTATTATAGGCGCACCCATTGCAGTAGCAGGCAACGCAGCCGCAATGTAAATCGCAGCGCTACCTAACCCTTCTCCATACATAGCAGCTTCGCCTGTAGGATCGTTGTACTCCCCTATAAAATCATCCGCAGAGTCCCGCGCTCCTTGAGCCCAAGCCGATAACACATACTCATTTAACGGAACCCCGGCGTCCTCAATAGCCTGCAAAGAATCCTCGTAGGCTCTCTTGACCCCCTGTTGAGCCGCGAAATAAAGACCAGCCTTGTACGCGCCATCCGTTCCCAACAAACTAGCTAACTCACGGTTACTCGTAATATCCATCCCAGTTAAATCAGCAGGCTCATACCCCTTTGCCGCTAACGCATCTACAAAATCTTGACGCGTCTCCTCTAAACGAACCCCCGCCGCGTCAATATCACGATAACCTTTTTCTACTTGCGCCTGTGTTAAACTGAAATCCGCAATAGCCACAGACTCCACCATAGATAAAAACGAATTAACAGCGCCTCTTCCAAAGCCTTTGACAGTATCCTCCGCTCCTTCTCCAATACCTTCATACATAGTCGCGTATTTTTGAGCCTCTTGCTCCGCACCCTCCGCGGTCCAACCTCCATACGAAATTTCAGGCTCTTCTAATCCCGCAGCCGCGTCCCCCGTAGGAGCAAAACCAAACTCTGCTCTTTCCTCAAATGTATCAGGGACGCCGTCCATGTCTTCGTCCAAGAACATCCTGCCGCCGATCATTAAAGCATCCAACTGCGCATAAAAATCATCCATGCCCGGAGTGTAACCAGCTTCCAGTACAGTCAACGAATCCCGCATCATATCGTCATCAACCGACGTGCCCGGAGTCAGAGATATACGCTGACCATCAGGCGCAAAAACAGACAGGAAACCTCTATCGTCGTCGTACTCAACGCTATAAGGCTTGTCCTTGTACGTCGTCGCATTCAAAACATCCGTGATACTCGGAGCCTCAAAACTATTGTCGCCAGTAGTTATCGGATCACCATATTCCCCCGTGTACCGCAAAACATTCGAGGAGCCAGTAACCTCGATCGCTGTCCCCGCTCCAGCAACAGGTTCCACCTCTTCAGCCAAACTGGTGGTCACAACTTCGTAATTCTCAGGATTTGAACGATCCACAATCTTTAAGTCGTTCGATGTCGCCTCCGTAGGCGTGTCAAACGCATTCCCGTAACTGTCCAAAACCTTACGCTGACCATCAATAAACGTCAGATCATAATACTGATCCTTGTCCGACGCACTCTCCTGCGCCGTATCAACAGCCTCCCAACTAGGCGTATTGTACGAAATAGGAGGAGCCGACTCGTTACCAACATAAATCCGAACCAAATCATCCTGCTGGTTCGTGTCTATCCGGTAATTACTAGGATCCTCATACGACGCAACCTTACGATCAATAGCAGCATCCGACGAAACAGCAGAGTCAACGTTCGTAAACTTCTGACCAGCCTTGTCCGTCACATACGCCTGACCACCCTGAACAACAACATCCAACGATGATCCGGGTTTCGAGGTGCCAGAATCAATAGCCGCGAAACTCGGAACCGTGTAGTTGCCACCACTAGGCGCAGGCTCATTGCCAATGTACTGCTTGTCTAAATCCCCGCGCTCGTTACTCGTAATAATCCAATTCGACGGATTACTCCAAGACTCCTGACGATTATACTGAACATCCGCGTTGTTTCGTGCCGCCGTCGTAGTATGAGCGTTCCCAAACATATCATAGTAAACAACAGGGGCTGGAGGAGGAGGAGGAGGATCATTGTCGTCGCTGCCCACGCCGCCTAAACCAACACCACCATCATAAGTGGGACTGCCAGAACCCGCTCCGCTTAAATCCAACGAAGCTCCCGCCTGAATCTGATCCGCATTGGTGATCCCCGGGTTGTCCGCCATAATCTCGGCAACAGACATGTTGTTCGCTTCAGCTATCTCCGAAAGCGTGTCTCCAGACTGAATGGTGTAGTTATCACTACCACCACTGTCATCACTACCACCACTGTCATCAGAACCGCCGCCGCCACTGTCATCGCCGCCATACACAATCAAAGGCTTTAAAGGATTAATTCCAAGTAAATCAAGCAGCGTTTTCATGCCATTTTCCTTTGTTCGGGAATGCCCCGGTCCTCTTACCTCGATGCGCG